CCTGATGCTGATTCAGCAGAGCATTGGCGACTTCTCGATTAGCGGCACAACGCTAACCGTCAAGAAGCTTGATGGCACAACGTCAGCGGCTACCTACACACTCGATGACGCTAACAACCCAGTGTCTCGTACTCGGGCTACCTAATGGCCGCTAAACACATAGTTACTAGAGGACTCGCGCCCGGGGGCGCGGGAGACCCCAAGGTAAAGTACATAGTAACCGAGGGATTAGGACTATTTACCCCAACTCTACCGACAACCTCGGCTGCTAGGAAGCAGGCCTTGGCCCGTAGATTCAGAGGCACGATGTATGGCAGACGCTGATTCGAAAGAAATTGCACCACGATCTAGGTTTGTTAAAGGAGTGTCGGGAAACCCTAACGGGAGACCCAAAGGTTCCAAGAACAAAATTACCTTGATGAAACTGGCCTTAGAAGGGGATCTAAGGACCCAGATGCGGCCCCACATGGCAGACATTCTAGCAATGGCTATCATGAAGGCAAAGGAAGGTGATCCAGCGATGATCAAGCTGCTTTTGGACAAAACCCTCCCCACGACCAAAGCAGCAGATGACGAAGCTCCAGCCAAGGAGCGTGTTCAGGTGTTTATTGGAGCGTTACCTGAACGTGGCGAGAAGGCCGTCCAAGGCCGGATCTTTGATAACGACAACGACGGAGACACTAATGAGTAAGATTCCTACTAACCAGAAGCCGGGCGGCGCGGTTGCCAAGACGCAACCCACAGAAACGCCTAAGTCGGCTCGTGTTCATAAGCCAGACCGCATGGGCCTAAGCCCCAATGGCGGCTCATCTTCACGCGGCAAGGGGCAGAAGTAACCTATGGCACAGCTACGCGCACGTCGGCAGTTTGCTGACGTATTTAAGGAGGTCCTGACCTATCAGGGCACGTTCGACATTACGGACGCAGCTACAGGTTCAGGCACATTCGGCTCAGTTGACATCACCGTCAAGGGCGCTGCTCTCGGCGATTTCGTGCTAGTTACTACGCAGTCTACTGCTACTACGACTGGCACGGCTCTTGTGGGCCACGTAACGGCTGCGGATACAGTGAAGATCACGCTGCTCAACAACTCAGCAGGCGCAGTTAACATGGCCTCTACGGTCAAGTATAACGTCGTCGTGCTGAAGCCTAACGAACAGGTCTTCTTCACCTAATCGTGAGTGACGTACGCTCCACACTAGATTTCCAACTGCATCAAGGGCAGTTAGAGATCTTCAATGATCCGGCAAGGTTCAAGGTGGTTGCTGCGGGTCGCCGCTTTGGTAAGTCATTTCTCGCCTGCGTATCAATGCTCATCAACGGGCTACAAACAGAGAACAGCGCGGGATATGACATTACCGATAAAGAGGTGTACTACGTAGCTCCCACCTTCGACCAAGCTAAGAAGATCATGTGGCCGCTCCTAAAGCGGCTTGGCAAGATGGAGCGAGAGGGCGGTGTTATCGCCAGCACCGTAGAGAATACTGCTGTCGCCACGCTAATAAACGGTCGGCGAATCTCCATTAAGGGGGCAGACCGTCCCGACCTCTTACGAGGTGTGGGCTTGAGCTACGTCGTTCTGGACGAATATGCGTTCATGAAGCCTGACGTGTGGCAGCAGATCATCCGACCGGCCCTTGCTGACGTAGAAGGTAGTGCACTGTTCATTGGTACCCCAGACGGCAAGAACCACTTCTACGATATGTTCGAATACGCCAAAGCACACAATCCTGTGTGGAAGGCTTGGCAGTTCGAGTCCCTAACCAACCCAACGCTAAATCCGGACGAAATTAAACAAGCCATCGAGTCATCCCACATGACCGTGGCTACTGCAAAGCAGGAGTTCGGGGCATCGTTTAATGCGGGTGGCGGGACGATCCTTAACGAGTCTTGGTGGAAGTACGGCCCAGAGCCCAAGGACGGGGATTACTACATTGCCGTGGACCCTAACGGGTTCTCTAAGGAAGGCTCTATCCGCAAAGGCACCCTCAAGGTGCGAGACGAGACAGCTATTGCTATCGTCAAAGCGCATCAAGGTGGTTGGTGGGTCAAAGAGATTATCACCGGCCAGTGGGACGTAAGAGAGACGGCGTTGCGCATCATCAAGGCGTACTCAGACGTTAGGCCCCTTAAACTGGGTATTGAAAAGGGTATTGGTAAAAACGCCATCGAGCCCTACTTAGACGACGAAATGCGTAGATTCAATCGGTTCTTCTTGGTGCACGACCTGTCTCACGGAGGGGATAAGAAGGAAGACCGCATCAGATGGTCGCTTCAGGGCCGACTAGAAAAGGGCCGCATTGTACTCAATAATGACATTGACGAGGGCAACAACTGGCAACGCAAGCTAATCGAGCAGGGCTGTGACTTCCCAAGCACCCTGTCTAAAGACGATATGCTAGATGCCCTAGCCTACATTGACCAGCTAGCTAGCGTGGTCTATTACGAGCAGGCAGAACTTGACAACTGGGAACCCATTGACCTAATCGCCGGATTCTAAATGCTAGACAACACGCAACCTGACAGTTTATCGGTAAATGCCAGAGAAACCAACAAGGGCGGCGAGGAGCTAGCCGGTTGGGTAATGTCCCGCGTAGAACGCTGGAGACGGCACCGGGATAACGAATACTCTGAGGCATGGACTAAGTACTGGTGCCTGTGGAAAGGCGACTGGTCTCCAATGCTCAAGGGCAAACAGAGCGAGCGGTCAAAGCTAATCGCTCCTGCCCTACAGCAAGCAGTAGACCAGACCCTAGCTGAAATGGTTGAGGCTACCTTTGGCAAATCGACTTGGTTTGACATTTCGGACGACGTGGACCCCCAACAGCGCGCAGCAGCAGAGGCTAGCCGCGACCAGCTACTCAAGGACTTTGATCGTGACGGCGTTGCTCACGATATCCGCGAGGCTTACATCAATGGCTGTATCTTCGGTACAGGCATTGCCAAGCGCCGTGTTGAAGAAGTTGAGGAGACTGAGCTAGTCCCTGATCCCATTACCGGCACCCCTTCTCCGACTCCGGTTGGCAAGAGGGTTAAGGTTACTTGGGAAGCAGTACACCCGCGCAACTTTGTCATCGACACAGCCGCTTCTACTATTGAAGATGCGCTAGGCGTAGCCCACGAAACTATTCGCCCACTACACGAGATTCTAGCAAAGCAGGCGTCGGGTGAGTATTACAAAGGCCCCGTCGACACCACATCCAACTATACCAGTACCCTCACTGGCCCAGACGGCAAGAGCATGTCTGTGGATAACGAGGACGGAGTTTACATCACGGAATACCACGGTCTAGTGCCTGCGCACATGATCGAGGATTCCCGAGAAGAAGACGATCCCCTAAAAGATTTCCAAGAAGATAAGGACGAAGAAGACGACACAGACGAGTACAGGATGGTCGAAGCTATCGTAACTATCGCCAATGGCGGTACGGTGCTTAAGGCTGTCAAAAATCAATATTTGTACGAAGATCGCGGATGGGTAGCCTACCCTCACGATATAGTACCAAGCTCCTTCTGGGGCAGAGGTGTTTGTGAGAAAGGTTACAACGCGCAAGCTGCGCTTGATGCTGAACTTCGTGCTCGTATCGACGCCCTCGGTCTCCTTACTTATCCTGTTGTGGGGGCAGACGCTACTCGTCTACCTCGTAACCTAAACCTACAGATCACACCCGGAAAGGTCTTCATGACCAACGGGCGGCCCTCTGAAATCATCGAGCCGCTCAAGTTCGGCAACTTAGACGCCAACACATTCCAGCAGTCGGGCGACCTAGAACGAATGGTCCAGATGGCCACAGGCGCTGTGGATACAGCTACTCCGATGGACGTTAACAGCCGTAACAGCACCTCGACTGGTATGTCGATGATTTCTGGTGCGGTCATCAAGCGCGCCAAGCTCACCATGCACAACGTTGATGTGCGGTTCCTAGACCCACTAGTGCGCAAGTCGCTGCTCGTGCTTCACCAGCTTGATCCCGAACGCTACCCAATTGACGTAGAGTTTACCGTTAACTCCACTATGTCGATCATGGCACGCGAGTTCGAGCAGGCTCAGATGACTAACCTGCTAGCCATTGTACCACAGGAACACCCTGCCTACAACATCATCCTTAAGGGTATCATGGAGAATTACTCCGGCCACTCCAAGGATAAGATCATCGCGGAGATTGAGGCGGCTATGCAGCCAAGCCAAGACCCGATGCAGCAGCAGGCACAGCAAATTCAGATGCAGGGTGCTCTGGTTGAAATGCAGAAGATTCAGGCTGAGATTGCACAGATTCAGGCCAACATCCGACTCATCGAGGCCAAGACCATGACAGAGATGGTTAAGGCTGAGTTTGCTGACGATGAGGTAGAAATCAAGGCTGCGCAGACGGCTATTGACAACAAGTATGCCAACATCCAAGCGGCCCAAATGCAGTCGCAGCATCAGCAGAAAATGATGGATTATGAGCTAGAGCATAAGCGAATGGCTCATGAGAGTGAGCAGAAAGACGCAGATAGAAAAGCAAAGTCGCAAGCCCCCAAAAAGGATAACAAGTGACACCAGATCAAAGTAAGTATTTTGATGATATGGAGTTCATGTTCGGGTCCCAAGGCTGGAAAAACCTGATCGAAGACCTCCAAGCGCGACAGGCGCAAGAGAAAGAAAACTTACTGATTTCCAAAGCTACAGCAGACGCCATCACACAGGCGTTTGGCAGAAACGAAGTTTATCAGTATATCCTATCGCTAGAGTCCACACTTTCCGAAGTAAAACGGCAACTAGTAGAAGGCGTTTATGAGTAAACTGATTTTGTACGATTTCGAGTGCAACTCGTGTGGGATTTTCGAAGAACTCGTTAAGTCCACAGAACACTCAACACCTTGCCCCCAGTGTGGGGCTGATTCCTCTCGCCAGATTTCACCAGTCCACTTTGACTACCGTATGGGAATCTACTCAAGTAGCTTCCCCACTATGGCAGACAAGTGGGCAAGAATCCAGCGAGAAAAAGCGCGGACCGATAAGGGTAGTCTTGCCGATGGGGCACCTAACCTCAAGATGTACTAGCCCCGGTCCATTAAACTATCTCCTTTACAATCGAGACGACAAAGGAAACTATGAACGACATTACGAATGGTACACCCAATACTGGGGTAGATGACTTTGATCTAGAATTTAGGGACGCTACCGAAAAGGTGACAACGCCCCTATCAGAAGACGAATTGCCAGAGAAGTATCGAGGCAAGACCGCTGCTGAAATCGCTCGTATGCACATGAATGCAGAAAAGAAGCTTTCACAGACTGGTCAGGAACTCGGCACCCTGCGCACGTTGGCAGATCAGGTTCTAAATCTCAAGAAGGAAAATGTACAGAAGGTGCCCGAAACTCCTCGTAAACCGATCACGGTAGACGAGATTTTTGCGGACCCGGACAAGGCTATCCAACAGACGATTGGACAGTCGGACGTAGCCAAGAAGGCAGATGAAGCATCCTCTAAGGTTGACAATCTTGAACGTCAACTAGCTCTTAAGGAGTTTGAGGCACGCCACCCGTCGTACAAGAACGACCTACAGGACCCTGCATTTCAGGACTGGGTGGCAAGTAACTCCGCTCGCGTGGAGCTTTTCCGTAGAGCGGACAGCTTCGACGTAGCATCGGCAGACGCGCTTTGGCAGATGTGGGGTGAATACTCCGAGCTAAGGCAGGTCAAGGCTAAGCGGGAACAGGCAGAGACTAAGCGCCGAGAGGTGCTTAACGCTGGCAAAACTGTTTCTGACGCCTCTACAGAAGCCCCAGTTAGGGGGCCTACGTATAGCCGTGCTAAGTTGATGGAGCTTCAGATGCAGGCGCATGGCGGCAATCAAGCCGCTCGCGCGCGTTGGAACGATCCGGCATTTCAAGAAGAACTGTTGAAGGCTTACTCCGAGGGTCGCGTGCGTTAATAGTTAACCCTCTAATGGAGATACTTCAATGGCCCTAGGCTCTAATCCGCTGACTACTTATACTCAGGCAACATTCATTCCTGAGTTGTGGTCAGACGAAATCGCGGCTAAGTACAAGAGCAATCTTGTCCTAGCCAATCTCGTAATCAACATGGACCACACCGGCAAATACGGTGACACGGTGCACGTTCCTTCGCCAAGCCGTAGCGCGGCTTCGCAACTAACCATTTCGAGTGGTGGCGGCGACGGTAGCGAAGGTCAGGCAATCACCCCGGCTCGCAGCACCCCGGGCGAGTTCACGATTGCTATTGACCAGTGGTGGTACAACAGCAAGCAGATCCCCGACATCGTCGCTAAGCAGGCACTGCCTTCTATGCGTCGGTTCTATACGGACGATCTGAGCTACTCGCTAGCCCTTGCGGTAGACAACTACCTGCACGGAACGGTTGCGCCCAACCTCCGCAAGACCTCGACTGCTCGTGACGGCTTCGTCATCGGCGGCGACGGTTCAACGGCATGGTCGGCGTCGGCTAACACCAACACCGGTAACGGCTCAGACCTGACTGACGAAGGCATCCGCCGAGTCATGCAGACGCTGGACGATATCGACTGCCCGGGAACGGACCGCTCTTGGGTTGTTCCGCCAATCGTCAAGCGCAAGCTACTCGGCATCCCGCGCTTCACGGAGCAGGCGTTCGTCGGTGACGGTGGTTCGATCCGTTCTGGCTACGTCGGCAACCTCTACGGTTCGGCGGTCTATGTAAGCTCGAACTGCTCGTCCTTCAACGCAACGGACGCTTCTACGGCGTATCGTAGCTGCCTCTACTTCCACAAGGATGCGATGATCCTTGTCGAGCAGATGAAGCCGCGTGTGCAGAGCCAGTACAAGCTAGAATACCTCAGCGACGTTCTCGTGGCTGACGTTCTGTTCGGCGGTGCTGTCGTCCGTACGGAAGCTAACAAGCTTTACGACCGTGGCGTAGGCGTGGTTGTTCCTGCAACCTGAGCCTAAGTAGTGAGTTTAGTCGATAGACAAACTCGGATAGCCCTCTCCCGGAACTCAGGTACCGGGGGAGGTGCTACTGGTCCGGCAGGGCCGACAGGTCCTGCTGGCCCTACTGGGCCTACCGGGCCTCAGGGCAGCCAAGGCATTCAAGGGATCACAGGTCCTACAGGACCACAAGGTCTGCAAGGAATCACTGGTCCTACCGGCCCTACTGGGCCACAAGGGATTCAGGGTATAACTGGTCCCACTGGCCCTAACGGGCTAGACGGCAAGACAGTGTTGAACGGTACAGTCGCTCCCACCACAGAAGGTGTGAACGGCGACTTCTACATCAACACATCCACGAATAACATATACGGTCCCAAAGCAGCAGGTGCTTGGGGATCGGGCACTGCCCTAGTAGGTCCTACTGGACCGGCAGGCGCGGACAGTGTTGTAGCAGGACCTACGGGTCCGACAGGTCCAACTGGCCCTACAGGGCCGGGCGGATCGACTGGACTGACAGGGCCTACTGGGGCTACCGGCCCGACTGGTCCGGGATTCTCTTCTACAGTAGCAACACTGGCAGGAGACCAAGCTACGGGAGCCAACACGACGCCCGTAACCTTGACAGGGCTAGTGTGGACATTTGCAGCTAACTCTGTGTACTTCTTTGACTTCCGGGGGCAAGTAAGCCCAGCAGCTGCTACAACGGGCTGCGGATTTCAGATAGACGTTAGCGCAGCAGTCACGGAAATCAACGTGTCGTTTGTGCACCAGCTAGCGTCCACAGGTACCCTTTCTGGTGGCCACAGTATTGCGGACGACGCTTCGGTTGGCGTGTCCTCCGGCTTGCCGGGAACCTCCACGTACCCCGTAGCGGGATGGGGAATGCTTCGAACAGGTGCCAACACTGGTACCGCACAATTACGATTCCGGTCAGAAACGACCGCAGTCATCACGGCTAAGGCCGGTCTAACATTAGTAGTACAGAAGGTAGCATGACATATCTAGAACTAGTTAACGCTGTACTAACCAGACTACGAGAAGATACGGTAAACTCAGTAACAGAGAACTCTTACTCGGCGCTTGTCGGAGCTTTCGTTAACGACGCCAAGAGAGTAGTAGAGGATGCTTGGCCTTGGAGCCACCTTCTACGAACAACTACATTTCCTGTCACGGCTAACGTGACGGGCACATGGGATCTGGAAGATTACACTGGTGCGCCCGATTCTACGCAATTTAATGAGCGTGCTCGTCTTTACGTTTCTCCAGAAACAAACCGCCCGATGGTGTACGCCATCACAGATAACAAAGAAAGAGAGCTTTGTGTGGTGTCGCAGCCCACTCTTAAGGTACAAAGAACGTCTGAAGCTACTGATGGTACCACCGGAGAAGTTACGCACCTAGTCACTTCTACCAATCCAACAGCAGCTACAGGCAAGTCGCGGCTACGATTCTTTAGCATCCCTTCCCTCCCGGATGCCACTGAGACAATTCAGCTATACATCATCAATCCACAGAACGCCCTGTCGGCAGACAGCACGGAGCTTCTAGTCCCATCAGATCCTGTAATCCAGCTAGCTTACTTGTACTGCTTGTACGAGCGCGGCGAGGAGCTTGGTGAAATGCTTACGCTAACCTCCAACAAGGCTGAGGCTGCTCTGGCGGATGCAATTATGTACGACTCCTCCATGACCTCCGAAATCGTGTTCACAGCACCGTAATGGGCTCTGCATCACTACAAGCCCTGACTATCACTTCTCCCGGAGTCTATGGGCTTAACAAGCAGAACTCGGGATCGTTGCTTCCTCCGCAGTGGGCTACGGAAGCCCTTAATGCTGTGTTCGACGACAACAACCGCATTAGCGCCCGCAAGGGCTGGCTAGCTCAGACTACTTCAGCTATCTCGGGTACCCCTAACATCAACGTACTGTTCGAGTACAACAAGACCTCGACTTCTACTAAGACGGTAATCTCGGCAGCTAATAACGACATATTCCAAGGCATCACAGCCCCCGCCTCCGTTAAGGGTGCGCTGACCATTACCGATAATAATTGGCAGTTTGCTAACTATAACGATAAGGTATATGGACTACAGACAGGCCATCCTCTCATCGAATGGAACGGCACAGGTAACTTTGCAGCAACTACAGCAGCTTCCGGCTCTGTACCTAATGGCAACGCTCTGCTTGGTGCATTCGGACGACTTTGGGGCTCCACTTCTGACGGTCAGACCGTTAAGTATAGCGGCCTACTTGACGCAACTAACTGGGGCTCTACTGGGTCCGGATCAATTAACCTTACGTCGGTATGGGCTAACGGAGCCGACCGAATCACTGCTATTGCTGCATTCAATTCGCTGCTGGTAGTATTCGGCACTAACAATATCGTACTCATTGGAGACGGCTCGGGCAGTTCTCTTGGTCTAGATCCAGCAAACGCCTACGTGGCAGATCTTATATCTGGCGTAGGTTGTGTGGCTAGGGATAGCGTACAGAACATCAACGGCGACGATCTAGTATTCCTGTCTAGCTCAGGTCTAATGAGCCTTCGGCGCGTAATTGAGCAGCAAGGCAATCCGCTTCGCGACCTGTCTAAGAACAACAGAGACTACCTCAATAGGCAGGTCTACCTTAACGGCACAGCTAACATCCGCTCTACTTTCAATCCGATTGAAGGTATGTATCTATTGCTGTTGCCGACAGCTAACAAGATCTTCTACTTCAACACCAAGATCTTGTTGGAAGACGAGTCTTGGCGCATGACTGAGTGGGATTCGTTTATCCCGTATAGTCTACTTACTGGCGCTAACGGCGTAACTACTTACTGTGGCAAGGCAGGTAAGATCTTTACTTACGAAGGTAAGCAGGACAACACGGCTGCCTATACGTGGAAGTTCCATACCCCTTGGATTGCATATCAAGAGCAGGTTCAAGACACTCTAAAGACGCTTAAGCGAATTGGGTCCATCCAGAACGTGTCAGGACAACTGACTGTTACCTATAAATGGTTCCTAGATTTCCGCGATAGTTTCTCAGCGTTCTCCAAGACACTCGGCGCAGGCACTAGCGGCGGAGAGTGGAATGTAGGGGAATTTAGTGAGGACGAGTATGGCGGACAGTATGGCCTCGTAGAACTAGAGATTCCGGCAAAGAAGGCCGGACAATTTATCAAGCTAGGCGTAGAAACACAAGTCAGCAATGCTGATATTAGCCTACATCAACTTCAATTGTTTGCTAAATTTGGACGACTAATATGAGCAACTACGTACAGATTACGTCCTTCGGTCCTAAGGATAGCCTTAGTGCCGGAGATCCTAATAAGAAGATTGTAGGGTCTCAGTTTGATGCCGAGTTTGCGGCCATTGCTACCGCTGTGGCTTCAAAGAAAGAGACGGTAACTCAAGGCGACGTTACCGCTCACCAAGCGGCCCTGACTATCGCGGAGACGCAGATCACAAACGGGGCCGTGTTGGCCCGGGTTGGTTCAAATGAAACTATTACAGGAACGTGGACTTTTTCTAATCTACCAAGTGTCACTGGCGCTACCATTTGGACTTCCGCTAATGACGGTATTGGGTCTGGTCTGGATGCGGACCTACTAGACGGCTACCACGCAGCAGTATATTTCGACCGCACTAACCACACAGGTACGCAGTCAGTAAGTTCCATTACAGGACTGGCAACTTCTGCCACAGTAGACGCCACAAACGCTACAAACATTAGCTCAGGCACGTTGGCTCTTGCGCGACTAGATAGCAAGGTTGTGCGACACGGAGGCTCCTATTCTTCAGCCACTATCACGGTCAGCACGTCGTCTCCGACTGGGGGCTCTGACGGCGATATTTGGTTGAAAGTGTAATGACGCTTCACATTAAAGATGGCGGTACTTGGAAATCTGCTACCGGATATGTCAAGGACGGCGGAACGTGGAAACAATTTATCGGCTACGTCAAGGATGCGGGCACTTGGAAGATCTTTACCGCAACAGCCTATCTAGCTAACCTTAACGTCATCAATAGTAGAGTATCCCCGCTAAACGCCGCTGCGGGGGTGCAGATCAACACAGACGGAGTTCTGTACAACCTAAAGGCGACTACGTACACAAGCGAGTACACTTGGCTAACTGCCGGTGATTCTTCCTCTAACTATTGGGTCCGCTGGACCAACACTTCGGGCACGCTGAGTAGCGGTACTGCGGGATCTTGGTTGCAGCTATCCTCTACGCGCGAGTTCAGTGTGGAGTACACGACTGATGCAGACGGTTCAAAGACTTGCACAGGCACCCTAGAGATTGCTGCTGATGCGGCCGGTGCCACTATTTTAGCTACGGCCACTATCACACTAAATGCAGTAGTCACGGTATAAAGGATGATTATGCACGAGTCAGAATTTTTAGATTGGGTCATCAAGGGTGTCCTTGCGACAAGCTTTGCGGGGTGGGCGTTTATCGTTAAATACTTTGGTGGTAAGTACATTTCTTCTCTTGAAGAAATCCAGAAAGAACTGATCGTCGTGAGACGTGACATTGCCGTGCTAAAAGCGCAAGCCGGGCACAAAGACGAACATGACTCGCAAGAGAGTGAGGAATAACCTATGGGTTTTCTTAGCGGACTAGGCGGAATCTTTGGCATTGGGGGCTCTGGTACAGAAGCCAAGAACAACGCCAAGCGTGCCCGGTGGAATCCTCCACAGATTTCTATGCCGGGCTATACGTCACAGTACCAGCTAGGCAAAGGCCCTAAGGGAGTTGACCAAGCTACTTACGGCTTTGATGCCAACAACACGGCTCTACGTAACGGCTACTACGGCGCAGCGGGGCAGGGCCTTATGGGTCTGCTCCAGCCACAGGCCAACGTGGGCGGATACGGCGGCATCAGTCCGGAACTGTACGGTGAGTTCGGTACGGCCAACGCTGAATCCGGCGCGCTGCCTCCGCAGTTCTACGACCAAGCGGGATTCAATTCCCTGCTACAGGGCGCGGGTCAGGCGGGCCAGAACTCTTGGGCCGAATATAACAACCTGATGGCTAACGGTGGCGCTGGTAACTACGGCCACTGGTTAGACGTTATGCGTCAGCAAGCGCAGCCATACGAAGATCGCTACCTACAAGGTGGAATGGATCAGCAGTTCCTTAAAGGGATCATGGCTTCTACTGCCGGGCAGTACCAGACACAAGGAATGATGGACAGCCTGAACACGGCGGACCTGCAGCGTCAGCAGGCCGCTTTCGGCATGAGCCAAGAAGCTGCGAACAACGCACTAGCTCGCGCACAAGGCGCTAGCGGAGTGTTCAGCGGCATGGAAGGTGATGCTACTAATAGAGGCTTCTTGCTTAATCAGCTCAACGGCACACGAGCAGCGGACCGCTTTCAGCGAGCCATGGCTCTATTTGGTACGGGCCAAGGAGCTAACCAGCAAGCACAAGCGCGAAGCCTTGCACAGCTTGGTGCTGGCGGCGGAGGTATCAGTGCGCAGGATCAGCAGCTTATGTCGATGCTTGGCCTACAAGGACAGCTTGGCGCTGCTCGCTCCGGAGCCAATTTAGGCGCAGGTCAGATGATGACCAACTACAACATGGGGCAGCAAGGTATGTGGGGCAACATGATTAGCTCAGCCCTTGGTGGCGGCGGCAAGACCCCGACATAATCGGAGTAACACATGGCTGGATTTTTTGACGAGTTACTGAACGATCGCCCAAGAGCTACTCTAAAAGAAAAGCTGATGGCGCGCTTTATCCCATTTATGGGATTCGATATGGCAACCGACAGCATTAGCCGTAGGGCTGCTGCTAATTCCCCTCAGATGTTCTCTCCTACTGTTGAGCTAGATCCTATGGGCCGCAGGGTCCAAGAACGAATGCTAGCCAGATCTGGTGGCAACCTATCCGAAGCGGGGTTCAAGGCTAACCACCTGATGAGCCAAGCCGCCAGCGATCCAAGCAATATGGGCAACATGGGCAATATCGCGGCCATGGCTGCTACACAGCTTTCTCAAAGTGACCCTGCTGCCGGATCAAAGTTAGCTCAGGTAGCGCACAAGCAGTTCCAGACTCCTTGGAAGCCAAGCGAAGGCGGTGTTAATGCCGAGAACTTCCAGTTCCCCGATGGCAAAGTAGTTACACTAACAGACCCCAAGGCAAAGCAGGCAGCGCTTGCGCAGGGCGCTGTGCAGGTTGGCATCAGTCAGCCAGATAAAGAGCAAGAGATTGTAATGGGTGCCGACATTGGCGTGGGAGGCTCGGCTGCTCAGGACGCCTTTGCTGTTGAGCGCAACGCTCAGGGCAAGATCACTAGCGTCAAGAAGCTTGACAATGCCCCGAAGATCAACGTGTCGTCTTCAAGCGAAGGCTCGGACATTAGTGGGCTAATCAGCGACAAGGAGATCAGCGACCAGATCGTGGGAGCTGGTGCCAAGATCAACGCCCTGAAGGATACTGAGCGCGTGTTCAGCGAGCTGGAGGGCATCCTAAAGACCAATCCATACGGCGTGACTGGTTGGGGCGGTGCCATCACTGGCTTTGCAGGTAAAGCGGCTAGCTTGGCTGGATTCATTCAGCAAGCCTCGACTCGCGTGAACGCTAATGGCGAACCAGAGACTGCGGTAATCGGTCGCTACGGCGGCCAGATCAACGAGTACGTCAAGAAGAACTTCCCAGTAACTGCGCAGGCGCAAGCCCAAGCATTGACTATTAACCTAGCCTATGCCATTGCTCGTATGAACAACATGGGCACGGCAGGCGGAGGTCGGGGTATCACTGACGCCGATATGGAATACGCACTCAAGCAGCTAGGCGCAAGCTCCACTCCCGAAGCCATGCTCAAGGTACTGGAGTCTGAGAAGAAGCGCGCGCGTGCGCGTATGCGCGACGATCTGCGTAACGTAGATATCTACATCAAGAGCAAGGACCCCGCTAAGGGGCTGCCGCAAGAGTGGTTGCAAGAAGCCGAGCAGTGGAATTCCGCCGATGGGCTAGATCCAGAACTACAGAAAATCTTCGATACTTATGGTAAAGGCACTCCCTAATGCCAACAAGAAGTGAAGTTGGAGAGATGATTAAAAAGGCTAACGCGGCAGGGGATGTTGAGTCCACGCGTAAGCTTATCGGTCTGTACTGGAAACTTCCAGACGACGGTGTTCCAACTAAACCAATGCCTCAAGTAGACACCACTCCCTCCAACGTGATCCCACAGGTTCTTGTTGGTAAGGGTGGTGAGAAGCGTTTACTCAACAAAGACGTAGTAGAGTATGGTAAGCAAGGCGTAGATAAGGATGTGCCCGGAGACGGCGCACTGGATTGGGAAGACTACGCAAACATCGCCCAGTACAGCGCAGGTCCAGAATATTCAGCTAAGTATGTTGGCCGTAAGGTCAAGGAACGTCTTGGTCCGTCAAGTCCGTACGATCCTGAGGATCTAGTACGCGTTGTAGACGGTAAGGTGCAGTACCTAGATATCAGCAAACCTGCAGCCAGATGGAAGTGGGTTGATACGTCTATGTTTGACTCACTGGCCTCGCCCACGACGGCGGCTAAGTTTGGTGGGGAAATCGCCACTGACGTAGTTGGCGGTGTGGGCGCAGGGCTGCTAGGTTCTATGGCTTCTCCGGCCGTAGGCATTGGAGCCGGTGCCGCTGCTGCTGGTGCTAACTCAGCGGCTTGGCGCTATGCCAACCTGAAGCGTGGCGTAGAGCTGGGAATCAACGAAGGTCTGAGTGACGAAGATATTAAGGCTATGGCAACTGGCCGTGGTTTACAAACTACTGGCTTTGCGTTCGGCGCAGGTATTCCCGGAGCTTGGAAAGTTGCAGGTAATAAGGTGGACGCAGGGCTGTTCGACAAGAACTCAGCCAACTACGCCGACGATGTTAAGAAAGGTTTAGACGAATCCGCTTCCACCATAGACGACATTAACCGTATTCACACAGAGGCTGGTCCTACACAGGAGCAATTTAATCCCTCTGTAGCCAAGCGCTCGGGCGTTAAGGACGTACAAGACATTGAGGCTGACCTAAAGGCTGGGCACGCTTCTCGTGCCACGGCCAACATCTCTGGTGAGATTAAGGCTAGAGAGAACGCTGACCGTCGTGTGCTCAAGGATGTTTGGGACTGGCTTATGCCATACGATCCGCTGTCGGCAGCTAATCGTAGATCGGCAGGACAGGGCATCCTAGCCGGTGCACAGGACGTGTACGCAGGCAATCCTGTCGTGCAAGCTCAGATGCAGGCTATGCGCAAGACAGGACTACTCAAACAAGAAGTAGCCAAGATTGACGACACGATTACTCCTGCTCAGGTTCTGGAAGCAGTGCGCGGTACGCCTAGCCCCGGCAAGGGATTGCAGGGCACAAAGCTGTACGAGCTTCAGGACAGGCTTCGACAGCAACAGCTTGCTCTGGACGAGGAAGTGCGCAGACGCTCTATGCGTCCTAACGGCAAGCAGGTTACTGTGGAGTTCAATACCAAGAATCTGCTTCTGCAAGATCTGCTTAAGCTGCGCGCTCGCGCCAGTGCTGGCAGCGGCATGGTGCCGCCCAACGAATCGGCAGGGATGGTGGACAGACTTATTGAGCGGCTCCAGAAGCAGGGCGGTAGCCTTACGTGGAATCAGTTTGACGCGGACTACCAGCGAATTGGTAGAATGATTGAGAACCGTACCAAGGGCAAGATCCAAAGTACGGATCAGACTATTAGCGTAGGTGAACTAGAAGAACTGAGGGCTATCTACGACCGTGCTCTGAAGATGAAGGATAACACCGGACCTAACGGTCTGGCTGATCTTATCTCGGCGTGGAAGCAGCGCAAGGACATCACTACCCTCAAGCACGATTACTTCGACGGTAAGGTTATGCGGGGAGTGATGGCTTCGGCAGATCCTGAGAAGCACTTACCAGAAGCCTTTGTCAATGATCTGTTCCCCACAGAGGGTGCTGCCTATCTGCGCATCCTGTACGACAATGTTAAGGGAGACCCAGAGGCCGTAAGTGGCCTAAGGTCTTTCATTCTGCGTCAGTACAAGAAGGAAGTCATTGGCTCCAACGGCAGACCAAGCCTTGACGCACACAATCGTTGGATGGCAAACCACAAAGAGCAGCTTGATGTTTTGTTCGACGGCAATCCTCCGCCGGGCCTAGCCCGTATTGGCGCACTAGAGGAGGGTATCCAAGCAGCTAACGCGCAAGGCGCTGCCAAGGCCAAGCTTATTCGTAAGCAGTGGTACAGCGTGCTCAACCAGAAGTACGTAGAGGGCGGAGCCGGTGTCCAAGATATCTTCGACAACGTAGCCAACCTCAGAGGCTCTGTCCAACAGATCGAGCAGATGGCTCAGTTTATCGGTAAAACCAGCCCAGAAAGCCTTGAGCTTCTGCAGCGACAGGCCATCAATAACCACAAGCTACAGCTACAGGCATCGAAAGAACTGCCAACGTCTGCGCGCCTTATTAAGTGGCTGGAGAGCGATAAGGGCCAGAGATTCACTGCCCTAATGAGTGCTGGTGGTCGACAGACCTATGAGCAAGACCTCCGCTCTTTGGCTGGCGCTCTAAAGATGATGGAGAGCACTGGCACAGCTAAGCCCGCGCCTACTCAGGGCATCGTTACCGAACTGTGGAGAATCGGTGCTGGTCCTCTAAGCCGAATGAACCGCTTTATGACTGGTGTACGCAGGTTCAGCACTTGGGCAGACGCAGGTCGGGCATACGAGGTTATCTCAGATCCAGATAGGCTGCACAGAGCCCTTACCTACGGCACTGGCGGAGCATCACAAAAGGTTGATGAAATGATCCCGTCCGTAGTTATGATGGACATTGGAGCACTAGGAGCATTCTTTGTCGGAAACTCGAATGACTGATATCTATGAACTACTTACTTTGCACGAAGGTGTCCGCAGATACCCGTACGAAGATACCGTGGGCAAGCTCACCATTGGAGTCGGGTTTAATATCGAGGACGTGGGGCTCTATCCTGAGGAGATTCAGTTTATCCTTAAGAACAGAGTGGAGAAAGTTGAAGCTGATTTAGAGAGGGCCTTCCCTTGGTATCACGAACTTGATGATGTTAGGAAGGCTGTTCTTGTTGATATGTGCTATAACATGGGTATCAGCACGCTTAAGCAGTTTTATACTACACTGGGTCATATCAAAGACGGTAACTATACTGAGGCGTCTAGGCAGATGCTTAAGAGCCTCTGGGCAAAACAGGTAAAGGGACGCGCCAAGCGCCTCTCCCGAATGATGGAGACAGGACAATGGCCGGAATCTTAGACATCATCAAAGGGGTCACTTCGGGTCTAGCTACTCCAGTAGTAGACTACCTCAAGGCTAGGCAAGAGCTTCGCTCACAAGAGCGCAGGCAGAAGGCCGAGTACGCCGAGGCTGTCCACCAACG